TTTAAAGGACTGCCCGGACCTAAAGGACCTGGCAAAAGAAACCATCGTGGAGATGATATTTCAGTTGGGAAAAACGGGTGTCTCGAAGTTTAGGAACATGTGGAAGGCCCTTCAGCAGAATCCACCGCAATATGATGTGGCGGCGAGCGAAATGCTCGATTCCCGGTGGGCCAAGCAAACACCAAACCGAGCGAAGGAAATGAGCGATCACATGCGGAGCCTGGCATGACGCTGAAAAAGCTGGAGGAAGAATTGAAGAAGATAAAGGAACGGGTTAAGAAGCTCGAGAAAATTATTAAGGAGCAGGAAAGAGAATATGACTTCGATAAGTGGGAAGGAACGGATCCGGAATAATGGAATTCATGATACTGACATCCCTCGTTGTAATTATTGCATTGCTGGGCTTTATTGCCTTTATGATTTTTATCATAGGACATAATCTCGATGAGAAGAAACGTGGAATCCGGAGCATTACATGAAAACTAAAGAGGTCCTAAAAATTCTGGAGGAGAACAAGATCACCAACGTGGGAAAAAACAGGCCGTACGGCGATTTCCGTGATGATATTGTCGATGGAGAAGAGCATTGGTGGGAACGGCACAAGAGATATATTAAGCACCGCAAGGAGTTTCCCTACTATCCGGAGAAAAATAAAAAATGAAACCGAAAGTCATTCATACAAAAACATTCTCCTGCGCCGATGACCATCCGATTGTGTACTATACCTTTGATGATAATAACAAGGCGATGTGCGAGTATTGCTCCACGCAATTTGTCTATGAACCAAAAGATTTCCATACCAAGATGAAGGAGGAGAAAGAAATTTTGGATATGTCGATGAAAGAATCAATCAAACAGAAAAAAGAAAGAACCCCATCCGAGGAAATGCAGGACAAGCTGGAACCAATTCCTTGCCCAATGCACGAGGACTATGACGAAGAGACAAGCTAAACTTTTAGAATTTATAAAGGAATATATCAAGAAGAACGGCTACTCGCCGTCTTATGATGAAATGAGAGAGCCTATGGGACTGGCTTCCAAGTTCATGGTCCATAATTTTATTTCCTCGCTGGAGAAGCATGGCAAGATTAAGAGGGTAAGGCACTCCGCCAGGTCGGTTGAGTGAAATATCTCATTCTAGCCTTATTTTTGATTCTTGTTTCCTACATGGTAACCATATCCTACATGCAGATTAATTATCCCAATCATTTCAATCATTTTCCTGTCCCATAAATAAAAGAGCTTGATCCCATGTCCGTTTTAGGTATATAACGGAAAGTTCACCCAAAATCACAAAACAAGGAGATTATAATGACCGAAAGGGATATGGAAAAAATGCTTTACTATCTGGCAGACAGGGTAGAACAACTAGAAAAAGAACGCTGTAAATGTAACGACGGCAATGACGCAAAAACATTAGAAGACTTGGCTAAGAAGCCGAAGGCCCAATATCCCGAGAATCTTTATAAGACGAATTACGACGAGGACGAGGAATGCATTACCTGCTCGGCCTAATAGAAAGATATAGCGGTCAGCTTAATGCGTGGGCGTGGCGAAAACGATGGGGAAAAAGATAATTACGTTCGTCTAATCTTCATTCCTAATCGAATACGACGTCTATTTCTTCGCTTTGTGGAGCCTACTTTTCGTCGGCCCTTGTGTTTTTTTCTCTTGAGGTCTGCTCGGCTCATCTATTTTTAGCTGTTTAAATATTTCATGCATGGTATGTTCATACGTATCATTGCGCGGTTTAAAATCATCCTGTATCAGTTTATGAAGAATAACATATAAGATTGTTCTAGGATGGTCCATGTCCATTCCCACTGATCCCATTCGTAACTTGTCATCATCCCCCTTGTTGAGGTAGAGGAGTTCGTCGGTGTATTCCCTTATTCTTCGGGAAACGTGCTCGCCCATCTCTCTCATAGCGTCCTTGAAGTTTCTCTTTTGCATATTCCTCGTCTATTTGTACAAGGCCGCGCCAATAGTCGCGCTCCTTGAGGGTTAAATCATTCCAGTGGTACTTCTTGAAATCAATGTCATACTTGTACCGGTAGTTTCTTGCTTTCTTATCATATTTTGTTCTTTCTGGATAACCATCAAACATCTACCCCTTTGACCGGCTCTTTTGTGCTGAAGTGCACGTTGAATGACATTGATCGCCGTTCCCCTTCACAACGAAAGGGATAGACCTGATGCGCCAGCCAACTCGGGAATAGATAAAAGTCCCCAACTTCTGGTTTTGCAATATAACTGTGGCGTGCGAAATGATTGGGAATGGAACCTAGAAATTCCAAGCATCCGGCGGTGGCGTGATGGTCCTCTTTCTTGTATTCTTCGTCAAAACCGGAAGGAATCTTTAAAAATGCAACACCCGATAAATTGGCATCATGAATGTGGACGGGATTGAAGTCGCCTGCATACTGGCTGACAACCCACACGCGAAAACTGACTTTTGCGTCCGTTGTCCATTCCGGCAGTACTTTTGTTAAGTACTGGTCGGACATTGTCACTAGAAATTCGGGAAAACCTTTTATTTTGTTATGATCAATGGCAATTTCTTTTTTGACATTGCCTGCCAGGTTATGGCTCCAATCATATTTTTTGCTTAATTTTTCATCATGCAGAATCTTATCCGCTTCGGCATTAAGTAGATTAACATATCCCTGCGGCATCTTGACCTTCAGAATACTGGGGCCAAAGGGCTGGTAAATATCATAGCTTATATCTTGATTAGCCATCAAATCTCTCCGGGTCAACATCCATGTCGCTTCGTATTCGCGATATTTCTTCTGGGTGGGAATCCCATAAATCTTTACCCTCTTTCACTAATGCTTTCCATTCGAAGGCATTAAAAATTTTTTCTGATCCGTCTGTATAATACACACGGACATATTCTTCATTATCTCTTGTGAACTTTCTTACTGCACTAACTATTTTTACCATCTTTTGGAGGGCTTTGTGGTTTGAAATGCGTTTCACGGAGAGAATTAATAACTTCCCGCAATCCGTGTTTCTTGATTATAATATTCTTTAACTCCTCGATATGATCGGCGTGATCATGGTCCTTGCTTGTAATATAAGTTGGATTATTTACTAGCAGTATTTCCTTGGCTTCCAGTTCCGAAAGCTCTCCTGCCATTTTATTTATAACGGCGACATAGAGGGCTTGTCTAATGTTGATCTGGCTTTGCTCTGGCACGTTTCTTCCTTTTTTTAGATGATTTCTTTTTATTTGTTGTTTTAGTGTCATCCCCATTCGTTAGTTTAAGCTTGTCGGGATGAGCGTCATATTCCTTGTCAATAAGATAGCGAACAAATGCGCCCATCGACATGTATTTTTCATCCGCCATTGGTTTAGCTACTTTATAAGAATCAATCTTTATGGCGACTGACTTGTATTTTTCAATATCTGTCATTCTTCTGTCTCCTTTTCATCAGTGCCCATATATATGGGATTAACTATAAAAGTCAAGGATTAAATAACAGGGGATAATCCTCTAATAAAGAATTTACGACATCCTTCAATTTTCCAGTATATTTTGGATCTATTGCGTAAGAATCTAAAGATTCTATCACCGTGAAGATATTAACTTCTTCCGTGATAACTTGTTTTGCTCGTATATCACGGTATTCCTGGAAATATTCACTGTTATTAAGCAGTTCAATATAGTCTCCAACGCTCTCGCATTTATTACCGTAAACTTTTAATAATGTTTTACTGCGAAGAGATTTAATATGAGGCTCTGTTCTGTCTGTCTGGATAATACCATAAAAATTATTTGCTTCCCTGGCAAAGCGCGATTCTCCCCAGTTTGATTCAATGATCGCCTGGGCCACGCTGAGAACAACAATGGCTCTTTCGAAAGGATTAATATCGGTATTGTATTTTATCGTGCATTCAGCAATTCCTTGCACGAATCGATCACGGTCATCTTTTGCATAATTAAAGTCAAATCCACTTAGAATGGGATTGCATAGTACCAGCAATGTAGCGCAAAGCTCTTTAAGCATTCGTTCCTGTATTATTTAATTCTTTCTTTTTTTCTTCTAATTCTCTCTTTTTTTCCAATTGAGTTTTAAATGCTTCAAATTCCATACAATAAGTTTCAATATAAACGGTATTTCC